AACTTCTCTATGGAGAAGACATCGAGCTTTTAAAACCGATTGAACAGACACTCGTACCGTCTGCAAACGTATATTTCCAAACTAAACACGTTCTACTTGAAAACTTATTTGGGGGACAACCCTTAGAGTCTATTGGTAACTTCCTATATCAAAATATTGCTGGTATTGGTACTGTAAGTGCTTCAATATACAATGTTGAGTATAGACCAATCAATAATATTGATTTCTATGAGATGTCTCTTGACTCAACATCATTTGACGGTACTTTTGAAGTGCCTGGTAAAACAAAAGCTTTAGAAGCAACAGATGAGGGTGCAACAAGTATAGTTGTTGACTCTACAGTCGGATTTGGTCAAAGTGGAACACTATTGGTAAGACCTAGAACAGGTGATAACCTACTTACTATCTCATATACAGATAAAACAGTAAACCAGTTTTTAAACACTAGTGGTATTAGCACTTCTTTGGTTTTTGGTGCAGATATACTTGAAAATAAACTTGCATATGCTTATGCTGGTTTTGGTCAAACATCTTTAATAGAATTCAGACTTGTAAACGTAATTGATGATGTAGACACATCTGATTCTACCAATATGCAAGTTGATGATAGTCTTAAGCTCCTTTCTTTTGGTAGAGACTTAGGCGATAGACCTCAATTCAACAACTGGATCTATAACATACCATCTAGTCATAATATATCTGATATTAATCAGGTAAACGTCAATACTTTCCGAATTAATCTTTTTGATTCGATTATCTTCTATATTGATGAGGAACTAATCATCAAAAACCAATTTGGAGATCAAGCGACTATCATAGTTAAAGACATTGAGTATGATGCTACTAACCTTTCCAAGATTTACGCAAATACCATTGTTGTACAAACACAAACAACAATTCCACAGAATCCAACAGTCATTACAAAGACTGTTACCAAGGCTAAACATAACTCTGATTACTTTGATGGTGTAGATGCTTTTCCTGTTGGTATTCAAAACAGTTACTTAGATAAAGATGAAGAATTCTTCTATGTTACATCATCTGGTCTTCCAAACTATCCAATCTTCGCAACTGACAACAAGGTATTTGTAAAAACTGACACAGTGGAGGCCAGAGACGGTTTTGGGACACCAATACTCGGTGGTGGGTTTACTTATACCATTAGATCGTTTGACCCTGCCTTCGACCCCAATGCTTCCACTGTAAGTACGTTAAATCACAACTATGTAACTGGAGATAAGATCTATTGGGACAATACAACCAATAGTGGTATCAGCACTGGTATTTACTTTGTAACTGTAATCAACCAAACTGAGTTTTATCTTTCATATAGTGGTTCTGATGTATTTGCTAAGAAGTACATTGCGGCTAGAATAGGAACTCTTGGTCAGTACATCTATAAGTCAGGATGGGAAAACAAAACACTCAAAAACCAAAAAATACTAAGAAAGTATCCTAACTACAAACAGAGAAATCTATTTGATGATCCGAACAAGAGAGATGTCAATAACAGAGCTGTAGGATTGTTGGCAAATGGTGTAGAGATATTTCCACCAACTGTTTTTGATGAACAGATCTTCCACGGTAACGTCACAGAGATAAAAGTAACAAATCCAGGCCAAGATTATGATGTCATCACAGGACCTCCACTCGTCATTAACGATCCACAAGGTAGTGGTGCTGTTGCTTATGCTAACGTATCTGGATCATTCAGAGAAGTTAAATTGGTTTCTCCTGGCATCGGATATCAAGAGAAACCCAAGATTACTGTTAGCGGTGGTAACGGAACTGGTGCCGTCCTTGAATCTAACCTAGTCAGAGGTAAGATTGTTGCAAACTTCAAGGCAGATGGCACGGCTGTTGATACATTTGATGAAAGTGTTACCTTCCCAGAAAACCATAACTTTGAAGTAGGTGAAGCTATCGTATATGACTCTAGAGGCAACACTCCTATCGTTAATATCATTGACGGATCAACTTACTTTGCTGGTGTGGTCAATGAAAAGACAATCAAGTTACATAATACATCCGAAGATGCTAAAGCTGGTATCAATACGGTTAACATTGGAAATATAAGTTTCGGTTTCCATAAGTTTACCTCACTTGAAGCTAAAAATACGATAACTAGGATTTATGTCAAGAATCCTGGCTCTGGTTACTCTAATAAGAAGGTTATAGTTCCAGGCAGACCAACAGAGGGTGATATTCAATCAGGTATTAGTACATCTGATGATTACATACTTGCATTTAATCATAATTTCCATGATGGTGAAATTGTAGAGTATTCTGTAGATGGAACTATTGCAAATGGTCTTTCTACAACGACACAGTACGCTATTAAGGAGATTGATAGCAATAGATTCAAATTATGTGATGTTGGAGTTTCATCTCAAAGAGATTTAACGAATTATAACAAAAATAAGACAGTTGTAATTAGTGGATTTGGAAATGGTAGACACACAATCAAATATCCACCTATAACAGTAAATGTAGAAAGTTTATCTGCTATTGGTAGCACAACTATCATCAAACCTGTGCTTGATTCTAAAGTTTTAGGAAGTATTGAAAGTGTTTACCTAGAAGAAGGCGGAATTGGATATGGTTGTACTAATATCATGGATTTTCACAGAAGACCTGATGTTGGTATATCCACTGTCGTCTTTAATGCTTTATTGAAACCAATTATCATTGATGGATCGATTGTAGACGTTCAAATACTGGCTTCTGGTAAAGGATACCGTGAAGACTCTGATATTCTCATCTTTAGTCCTACTGGTAGCTTTGCAGACATCAAACCCATCGTATCTGGTGGTAAAATCACTGGTGTAAGTATTCTTGACGGTGGTATTGGTTACGGTACAAGTGATACAACTCTAGATCTCCAAAACAGAGGTAAAAATGCTAAATTTATAGCAAACGTAAAAGAATGGAAGATAAACCAAGTTCAGAAGAACGATGCTATTATTAAAGACGAAGATTCGCTACTTACCAAACCAAGTACAAACCCTGAGTTTCAATTACAGACAATTGGTATCTTCCCTCCACAAAAACTTAGATTCCAACTTGGAGACAACATTGATTCTGGTAATTTAGAAACACCAAACGCTTTTCACTCACCTATACTTGGATTTGCTTATGATGGTAATCCAATTTACGGTCCTTATGGTTATCAGACTCCAACAGGGGGAGCTATTCAAAGATTGCAGTCAGGATACATTCTTGATACCACTCTGAGATCGGGTCTGAGACCTCCTGGCTTCGCTTTTGGGTATTTCGTCAATGATTACATTTTCGACAACTCAGGCGACTTAGACGTGCATGGTGGACGATATTGTGTGACTCCACAGTATCCAGATGGAGTCTATGCTTACTTTTACAGCGTAGATGTTGATTCTAGTGGTGTTGCTAAACCAAAATTCCCATATTTGCTTGGTGGGTCATTCAAAGACACTCCTATTGAAGAAAACTTCGTAACTTTCTTCAACCAAGACGTAGATATTGCATCTAGAGATCTTACAAGGAATGTGGCTCCATATTATCTCTCATATGGTAATTCTGATTATGAATTGATTGATGATGTCGAAGATTCGTTAAAACAGGAATTCGCAGTTCGCAAAACTAAGAGTTCTGGTATTTCTTCCGTAACTATCTTCTCTAGAGGTGATGGTTACAAAGTAGATGATGTCTTACAGTTAGATAACGCTGGTACTGATGGTGGCGGGGCGAATATCGTAGTTGGGTCTGTTTTAGGTAAACCCATCTCTACGGTGCAGATTGGGGTGTCTACATTTGTTGATACTGAACTTGCAAAAGACAAAAACAGGATCACAGGTATAACTAGCACTCCACATGGAGTTACAGACGGAGAAACATTAATATTAAGCGGTATTAGTACTTCAGACTTTACTGAATTCAATGGTCCTAGAAAAGTTAGTGTTATTAACAGATCGGTAGGACTTTCACAATACTTAGACACTAAAGCGATCACAGGTGTCAGTACATCAATATTTGTAACTGATGTTGAAGGATTTTCTTCTGGTGACATTATTGGAATCGGTACAGAGTCATTAACCGTCACAGCTGTTGATTCTCAGTTCAATAGACTATTTGTAAACAGGGAAGACTTCGTTGGAGCTGCATTTACTCATGTGGCTGGAATAGACAATGTTATTCTAAAACCAACTAAGTTCTCTTTCCCTATTGGACAGTCAACTGTTACTAGATTTACTTTTGAAAACGGAACCACATATTTCAACCCACAACAGACAGTTGGTGTTGGTTCCACTGGTACGCATTATACTATACCTCTTACAGGATTAAGTACAGTACAAACTATTGAAAATAGATTTGTGCCACAACAAAGAATCTATATCAAAGAGCATGGTTTCTTTACTGGTCAAAAACTAACCTATAACATTGGTGTTGGTGGAACCTCTCTTGTTTGGGCTAAAGTATCTGCTGGTGCAACATCTGGTCTAGGCACACAAACTCTCCTTAATTATGGTGACGTATATGCCATTAACTTTGAACCAGATTACATTGGATTGTCTACTACTGGTATTCCTACCACTGGAGATGCAATATGGTTCTTTGATGTAGCTTCTAACTCTGGGTTTGCACATTCATTCACAACTAACTACCCTAAAGTAACATCTAAGGTAGAAAGGTTCTTTGGTGAAGTAGGAGTTAGTTCTGCTCATGGATTGCTTACTGGTGATGTGATTACTCTAGATGCACTACCACAATCCAGTGAAACAGTTGAAATAAGATATGACCCAGTTATTGCTAAAATTACAACTGGTAAAATAGGATTTGCAATATCTGCTTTTTCATCAGACTTGAGTGAGATTACAATATTAGATGACTCTTTACAGAGTGGCGATAAGGTTGTATTTTACAATGGTGGAAATACTATTAATGGTTTAGTTAATAATGAGACATACTTTGTTCTTAGAGAGGATACTGAAGCGATTAAGCTTTGTAAGTATAAGTCTGATGTAGTTGATTCCAATCCAGTATCAATATCAACTGCAACTGAGGCATCCGCTAATAACTTAAGTTATCTTGCTAAAATTAACCCTCCTTTAGAATTTACTAATGGTAATGATATTATATTTGATGTATCTGATCAAAGTCTTCAAGATATGCAACTTGACTTCTATGAAGATCTTAACTTCAGAGAAAGACTTGATGTAAGTGGCACTAATGACACTCAATTCAATATTCTTAGAGATGGTGTATCTGGAACAGCTGATGCTAAAATAACTATCAGAACAAGTGTAGACTGGCCTTTAAAAACATTCTACAATTTGACACCTGTAGTTCCCTCCGATTCAAGAAAGACTTTTGGATCTTCTGATACTGAGGTGACTGGTAGAAACAACATCACATTCAAAAATGTTGTTTTAAAAACTGATCATGAGATTATTAAAACAGATGATAAAAACTTCGCTTTCAACTTAAAAGAAAAACCACTTGCACCACAAAGACTTATTTCAAGAGTTGGTGTAAGCACAATAACATACAGCACTGCATCTAGAAATGCAAGAGGCCCTATTAACTCTACTAAGATTAACTTCCCAGGCAAAGGGTATACAGTCTTACCCAGAGTTATTGGATTTGCAAGCACACAAGGTAGAGATGGTATTGTAAAAGTATCTTCACCTGATATTGGTCAAATTGACACCTTAGAAAGAATCAAAGATGGATTTGACTATCCTACTGATCCTACACTACTACCATTCTTATCTGTCCCTGCAATCGTTGATATCAGTGGTATTGCAAGGATGAATGAAATAGAAGTGGTTGATGGTGGTACAAGATACAATCAGCCTCCTTCACTTGCAGTTCGTGGTAATGATAATGTAGAGATTAGAGCAACTATATCTGGTGGATCTGTAGATAAAGTTCATATTATCAAAAATGCTTTTGAATTTAGTGAACCACTTAGTATCATTACAACTAATAACTCTAATGGTTATGACATTGATGCTATTAGTCATAGTGGAACAGATGTCACAGTTGAACTTCTTTTAGATGCACAGTTTAATGTCCCAGTCAAGACAGGATATGCCTCTACAGAAACTAAGTTACCATTTGCTATTGGTGATCAAGTATTCATCGAAAACTGTAGAATCAAACCAGCTTCTAGACAATTAGGACAATCTAACTTCAACTCATCTGGATATGACTTCTCATTCTTTACAGTTACAGGTATAAACACTGTAAATGCGACTATCACATACAGTATGGCAAATGCTCCAGGCATTTCTACTGTAACATTGGGAACTTATGATGATGACTTTACTCTAGGTTCTATTGTCAACTATAATGACATGGCGAAGTTCAATATGACAATTATTGATGACGCTAAGTTCTTATCTGGTGAAAAAGTAACATCTGAAAGATTTGAAGGATTTGTTTCTGAAAATGGATGGAATGGTAAGATCAGTCAACTTAGATTGAGAGATACAATTGGAAATCTCAGGCCTGGAGATACACTCTATGGTGAAGTATCTCAACTACTAGGTAACGTAAGAGATGTAAACAAGTTTAGCGTTAGAACTACTCTTGGATCTACAAGAGATAAAGTGTCTAAGAATGACATGAACGTTGGTATTCTTAATGATTTCAGTCAGAGAATATCAGATAACTTCTACTTCCAGAAATTCTCATACTCAATCAAGAGTAAGTTGCCATATTCTACATGGAAAGAACCTGTAAGATCTATTGTTCACCCATCTGGATTCTTAGAGTTCTCTGATTTAATTATTGAAAGTGACTCTAGGAAAGATGCAATAACTCATGGTTTAGTAAATGTTGGTGTTGCAAAATCTACCAACATGAAGGTTAAGGCTGTAGATACTAAAGTTGATCTGATCATTAACATTGATAATGAAATGTATATGGGTAAGAGAGATAACTTTGCTATGGTCACAGAAGATGATGCACTCGAAGATGGATCTGTACAAAGAATATTCTTCCCAGAAGGTAGACCGATCAAGAGCTTCATTATGAACAAGACTAACAAAGTCTTGAACCTAGATGATATTGCTGATGGTTTCAATGGTGCTCATGACAGAACAGGAACATTAGTTGGTAGTAAACAATTCAAATTATCTGTAGATAATTCTCCTGTATTCAAAGCTGTATATAATGCTGGTGCTGGTGCTCCAGTCAATGTTGATCTTGGAAATAATCTTCTTGATATTCCTAGACATAACTTCCAAACAGGACAGGAGGTTATCCTAGAAACCTTTGGTGGCACTAAGATTGGTATTGCAACTACATCACATACCACAGGAACAAAAGATATTATTATGGCTGCTAAAGCATCTGGTGTTGGTGGTAGTGCAATGTTTGAAAATGGTTATAATGTTCAGATTCCAGGCCCTGTAACAGGAACAGCTGTAACAGAAAATCCTCCAGGCATCGTGTTTAGAATATATGGATTTGGAACTGTTGAGGGTGGTGTGCCTGGCATATCAACCAGAGGTAGTGGTGCTACATTCCAAGTTAAGTTTGACTTCAATCAAACCACTGGTCAATGTATATCCACAGCAGTCACTTTGACTAATGGTGGAGCTGGATACTTTGTCGGTGACAATGTAAGTATTGCTGGGACACATTTAGGTGGTGCGACTCCAGCTAACGATCTTACATTCCCTGTCACTAAAGTAACAGGAACTAGAACTGGTATTTCAACAATGTATTCTAATGTTCCTTCCACCACTGATGGATCTGGATCTGGAGCTATATTCAATATTACCAGAGATGGTAATTTGGATATTACAGATGTAGGGGTTGTAGATGGAGGAACTGGATATGCTTCCACTAATGTTATTTCCATTGCTGGTACATACGTTGGCGGTACAACACCTACAGATAACATTTTCCTAAGTCCTGTAGAATTAGGAACAGATGTTATGCCTAACCGTTTGTTCATAACAAAAGTTGACGATGTTAAATTTAGAATTTCTGGTTTAGCAACTGCACTTCCTTTCACATTTACTGGTTTAGGAACTGGATTCCATACACTTAAGGTTGCTGAACCCAATAAGCAAGCCTTGATTATGATTGATAATATTATTCAAACTCCTCTCAAGAATAAGAGACTAGGAGTTACTGTTGCTGATGCTGTTGGTACACTAGATCAAAATATAACAATATCTGCTGGTATTGGATCTTTGAGTAAGGGTGATATTATCAAAATGGATGATGAATTCCTTACAGTTAAGAAAATAGGTGGTTCTACATTTTCACAGGCAAAGTTTGCTATTGCAAACAGTACAGTAGCTACTGATTTTTACTATGATACTAACAGAGTTAACTCATCTGTGACTAAAATGAGTACAACATTTGCAACTATGGATGATAACCCTCCATATTAACTATAAATAAAAAGAAAACGTTTTTTAAGTAATGTCTAAACAAGGGATTAGTACTGGCACGCAACCCAATGATGGAACGGGCGATACTTTATTGGCGGCTACTATTAAGATTAATAATAACTTCAACGAGATATATGATGTTTTTGGAGATAGTACAAACCTTGTAAGTTTTGTTTCTTTTGCCAGCACGGCTGGATATTCTACCAATTGTGGTATTGCATCCACATCTGGTTTTGCTGGTATGGCAAAGAGTGTTGCAGACGATATTAATATTAACACAACTGGTGTTGTAACAACGACTTATGGTGATATAGGTAAGGTTACAATTCAACAGCCTGGTGCGATTGCAGAAGGTCCTATTGAGGTTGGAACTGCAACAACAATGTTCCGAATCAAAGCTGATGGTATGGTCGGCATTGGAACATCATTACCTACTTCACAACTAGAGGTTGCGTCATTCTCAAATGAAAAACCAACCATCTGGGCAGTTGCTAAAGGTGCTGGATATGGATTACGAGTATCAGATGAGGCAATAAGTGATAACAAATCTTTTGTAGTTACTAACGAGGCATATACTGGTATAGGTTCTACTGCTCCAAAATGTAGATTAGATATTGGTGGAGATATACAAGTAAGTGGTGCAAGCACCTTAATGGATCAGGTCAACTTTAACTCTGATATTACAGAGAAAGTTGTAGGAAACTTTAGTGACACCCTATCTGTAAGTGCAGGCGGCACATTCACTGTAGATGTTTCACAAGGTTCTGTTGTATTGGGTGGATTATCAACTTCTGTCACTACATGGGATTTTATAAATGTCAGTGGTCAAAACAGTAAGGCAACAACAGCAACACTTATTATCAATGCTGGAATTGGATATACTTACGGTGACAACTGTAAGGTAAACGGTGCCACGATTGCAAATGGTGTTAAATGGGTTGGAGGAAATCCTCCGCCTGCCACAAATAATGATGATATACTAACGTTTAGTATAGTCCGTGATAGCACTGGAGTTACCAGAGTTTATTGCAGTAGTTCTATTAACATCATATAGAGGAATAAATGTCAACAAGAGTTACGCCAGGACAAGGAGCTCTACTTAGACCAACATTTAACTCAGTATATGGTGTTTCCGATATTGAGGTTTTATCTGGTGGAGCAGGGTATGCACAAACAAACCCTCCAAAAATAATTATTGAAGGTACAACAACTCCTCTAACAGAGGGGGTATTTTACCCTATCATTAGTGGCGTAGGTACGATATCGGAAATTGTCATATTCAAAACTGGTGCAGGGTATTATCCTGTATTCAGTACGTCTACTAACTCACAAGTTGTTGTAGAGAGAGGTCAGTTTGGATCTATAGCAACTACTCATATAGTTGGTGCTGGATACTCTGTATTTTCTGGTGATTATAATATTGTTGAAGATAATATATTCTTTACAGATGCACCATATGGTAAAGCAGGCCCTATTGGATTACAAACTAGTTCTTCTTTTGCTGGTAGATTATTTTCTAGAAAATTAGATCCATTTGATCCAGAAGATAATAATGTAATCCTTGATGATATATCTTTGGACTTTACTGGTGTTGCAGGCACACAGTTTGATCTATCGGAAAACTTAGGTGTTGTAACTGCTCTGTACAACAGTGTGAATACAGGTGTGGATATCAATAATAATCCATTCATACTAATCAATAACGTTGTTCAAACGCCTGGTTTAGACTTTGAGATTATTGATAGTGCAGATAATAAACTTAACTTCTTAAGTGGAGTTCCTAGAGCTGGAAGAATTAACAAAGTTGGATTACAAACAGGTGCTGGATATTACTTACCAATCAAAGCTGCCGCAAGAGTAGGTGTTGGAACAACTGGTAGTCTTGAATTTATACAACTAGAAGGAAAGGGACAGGGATATAGAGCAATACCCGAAATTAGCGTAAGATCCTCTCAGGGATATGGTGCAAGTATTGGTGCAGTTTTAGGAACATCAGCTGGTAGTGCAGTTGCAATTTCTACAGCAGATTACAACCATATTGCTGGTGTTTGTACATTTACTGCCAACTCTCATGGATTTGTACAGGATGATAGAATTAGGATTACAGGTGCTGGGTTTACATTCTCTCCTGTATCAGTTGCCAGAACTATCACCTCATTTGGGTATGATTATGTAACTGGTATTACAAGTATTGGAGTAGCGACTGGACATTATATTGGAACTGCAACAAATCAAAGTAGAAATCTACTAATAAAAGAAATACAAGTAACAGAGGGTATATCCACATACACCTTTAGGGAAGACGCATATCCTATTGTAAAAATTGTAGATGCTAACAATGTAATTGTAGATTGTGGTGTCGGTACGCAACCTATAACCTATGTTAGCGGGGGAAAGGTTCAAGCAGGCGTTGACACCGCAATCATGGATGGTAGAAACGTTACTGGTTTTGATGTACTAAGTGGTCATACTGCAAATACATTTAGATGTTTCATTGGTATATCATCTTTCGCACATGAGTACCTTGGTGGAGCTGTTGTAAACAGAGCGGAATCTGGTATCATAACCAACTTCAGTATTGTAGAGGGTGGAACTGGTTTCTATGCACCAAGAACTATATCTTACATTGATCAGACCCCTGCAAATGGTATAACAACTATTACTGCATATGGTTATACTGATGAAGTTGTAAAAACTATATCTCAAGTAGATTACGAACCCATATCTGGTATTGCAACAATCACTTCATCATCTGCTCATGGATTAACAACTGCAAATGTAGTTAAGTTAGCTGGTATCCAATTTGATACAGGTATTGGTAATATTACATTCCCATCTGATGCACAAAAATACTTTGGTGTTACTGGTATCTTAAGTGCAAAGAACTTTACTGTGAATATCGGTATGGCAGTGACCACAACTGGTATTCATACTGCGTCTGCTGGTGTCGGTTCATTCACAACTTATAGTGGCCACGGATTAGAGGGTGATGATTTTGTCAATGTAACTGGTATTGCAGTCACATTTACAAGTGCCCCTGCTGTTCAAGTTGGTCATGTTGAATATGATGAGACATCTGGTATTGCAACTATTACTACAAGAAAAGATCACAACCTTACAGAAGATGACTGTGTAATACTTTCTGGTATTGCCTTTACTTGTGATTATGACCCTGCATTAGGAGTTTCTAGTGCTTTATATGATAATGTAACTGGAGTTCTAACTGTAACTACTGCCGCACCTCATGGATATAAGGTAGGTAAAGATGTCATATTATCTGGTCTTGCATTTACATGTGCTTTAGACGGTGGTGCATATCAACACTACTATCCAAGAAGTAGATCAACTGCATATGACACTTCTATTCCAATTACAGGGTATGCTGGAACAGCACTTGCAATGGATGTTGGTATATCTCGTGTCAAGAATCAATATGTTCATAGATTTGAAGAGGCAGTTAACGGAGCAATCATATATGGTGGTGATTATGACCATACTTTTGTTCGTGCAGAAGAAGGTGCTTTACTAACTGGAGGACCTTTTGTACATTCATTTGTTAGTGCCACTGCAACATCTACTTTTGCAGGCGGTGCCTATGCACACACTTATGTAAGTTCAAATGAAAAGACTATCAAGGTAGGTGGAGATTATGCACACATTTTTGTCCCTGCAAAAACCATACCTGATTCAATCAGTATAGTCGGAGGCGGAACCACCACCCCTACAGGTGCCGACTATACTCCTAGTACTGGTTCGTTAGTTCTAACAGTTAATAATCATGGATTGTCAGGCCCAAGTCAACACTCTATAACAACTGCCAATTACAACCCTCTTGTGGGTATCATGACTGTTACAATTCCTAATCATGGTTTCTCAAATGGAGATCAAGTTAGGATTGCAGATGAATCTATAGGTTGGAAGTGTTCATTAGACCAATTTACATCAACCAAATATTACCCAAGATCTACAGATCCAATCAGTGATAGTTGGATACCCATCTCAAACAAGACACAAAACACTTTTGAGGTATTTGCTGGTATTACTACTAGATTAGATTACACAGTGTCTGGGGCGGACTACACACCCTCTGTAGGTGTGATGACAATGAGTATTGGAACTCATGACCTAACAGTCGGACAAAGTATTAAGTTTAGAGATAGTTCATTAGGATTTACATGTACTGCTGACCAAAACACTGCAATCAAGTATTATCCAAGAGCAAAAGATCCAACTTATAACACTGCTGTTCCAATCACAGGTGCAGCTGGAACAACAATTACAGTCAACGTTGGTATCTCAACTATTGTAACTTACAATATCAGATTTGCTGACTACACTCCAGCATCAGGTATCATGACTGTTTCTCTTGATAGACTGCACAATTTCCAAGTTGGTGAATCTATTAAGTTTAAGGCTGGATCTGTTGCTTTCAAATGTGAACAAGATGGATTCCAAAGTAATCATTTCTATCCAAGACCTAGTGACCCATACTACGATAAACCAGTAGAAATTGTAGGTGCTGCTGGTACTATGTTTACTTGTAATGTGGGAGCTACTGCTGGAGCTAACACTTATGTGTTCTTACCTAACCAAGGTGTTGCAGTAGATGGTGTTATCTCTGGTGGTGATTATCCCTACACATTATCTGGTATTGGAACTGATGCAGTTATTACTGGTGGTGGAGACTATACTCCTTATGTCTTTGTCAATGCAACAGCTGGTGGTTTAGAGAGACCATCAACACGAATACAGATAGCAGAGGGTGCATTGACATTCAAATGTGCTAAAGATAACTATGCAACTGAACATGCTTATCCTCGTAAGACAGACCCAGCGTATAATACAAATCTAGGAATTATTTCTGCTACAACCAACACCTTTGAAGTTAGAGTTGGTGTTTCTACAATAGAGGAACGTTCTATATCGACATCTACATATGACCCTGCTACAGGTGCATTTGTAATGAATGTTGGTGTTGGACACTCATACATCAATGAATCAGCTCATACAATTTCGACGGCAACGTATAATCCTAGTACTGGTGTACTAGAACCAACCATTGCAAATCATGGTTTTGTTGCTGGTGAATATGTTAAGTTTGATTTGGAATCAATTACATTCAAATGTGATAAAGATGGATACACTGCTGATAAGGCATATCCAAGATATTCCGATCCATATTTGAATAAGTGGTTGCCAATTTACAATGTTGGTGTCAATACATTCTCTGTATTTGTTGGTGTATCTACTGTTGTAAATACACATTGGTTCCAGAGTGCAACTACTGGTGGTCTTAAGAAGGCAAGAGATACCGTTGGTATCAATACTGCATCAATATTATTCACATGTGCTAGAGATAATTACGCAACAGAACACGCCTATCCTCGTCCTGATGATCCAATAGGTGGCAATGTATCTGTTGGTATTGGTTCTACATCTGCTGATACTATAACAATCAATGTGGGTGTATCCACCATAGTCAACTATGGTATTACTACTGCAGCCTATACTGCAAGCTCAGGAATCATGACTGTGTTCTCTAATGTTCACGGATTCAATGGTGCTTTACCAAAGAGTGTAGAATTTGCAACTTATGATGCTGGATCTGGTATTATGACTTGTACAGTTACCAATCACGGAATGGTAACTGGTAATAGAGTTCAGTTTGCAAGAGGTTCCATCAGATTTAGATGTATGATGGATCAAAGAAAGACTATTAAGGATTACCCAAGAAGAAAAGATCCAGCTGACCAACAGTGGTTATCAGTCACAACTGTTGATCTTGATAAGTTCAGCGTAAATGTAGGAACATCACCACTCGTTTATCATAGTCCTACTAGTGGATCATATGATCCTTTCACTGGATTAATGACAATAGACATTGGTTCTCATTCCTTACAGAAAGGAACTGGTGTAAAATTAAAAACAAGAGGATTCAAATTCACTTGTGCCTTAGACAATCATGCGACAAATCACTTCTACCCAAGGGCAAGTGGTATATCTGGCCCAGACCCTGCTTACAATACTTCTGTTAAAATTACTGCTACAACAGATACTACAATTACACTGGATGTAGGTAAGTCATCCAACCAAACAGAACATATTTTTGTTTCTGCATCTGCTAATTCTGTAATAAGTGGCGGTAACTATCTCCATACATTTGAGAACGCAGAACTCAATGGAATGTTGATTGCTAGAGATACTGTTGGTCTTGCAACAAACTCATACACATGGAGATGTTCTCAGGACAACTATGCTACTGATCATTACTACCCAAGAACCACTGATCCAATACACAACGTAGAGGTAGGTATTGTTACCACAACAACAGATACGTTTACAATCAACGTAGGTATCACATCTAGAGTCAAGTTCAATGTTACTAACGCCACATATGATGCAAACAGTGGAGTTGCAACATTTACTACTGATTCATCTCACGGTCTATCGACTGCAACTGCTGTAGGTTTAGTAACAAATGGATTCGTGTACACATGTGACATGGATCAGAACGCTACTGAACACGCATATCCTAGAACTACAGACCCTGCACATAACACTGCCTTATATCCAATTTCTGTAACTTCTAACAACGTAGCTTTGAATGTTGGTGTTTCTACAAGAGTAGAATATAACATCAATCATGCAGATTACAATGAGTCTATTGGTATCATGACTGCCTTCTTACCAGCAGTTCATGGGATCACAACTGCAGCTGGTGTTGGTAGAAATGTTAAATTGAAAACTGAGTCTATTCTATTCTCATGTTCTCAGGATAACTACGCTACAAAACAATTCTATCCGAAAGGAGGAGATCCATATTACAATGGTTCACTGATTACTAGAGTTATCAATAACACTACTATTGAAACACAAGTAGGCCCATCTACTACACCTAGTTTCTATAACTCTGGTGGTAAGATTCAAGGTGTTATACTTGCACCTAGACTTAGAAATAACTCTCCTAGTGGTGAAGACTTCGCATCTGGTGGTACATTTGTTGATAAGATTATTGATAGTAAGACATACGTTGTCAACGTTGGTATTTCAACTGTGGATCACAACTATGCTAGAGCTGGACTTTCACAACAAGGTAAGAGAATTGCTTCTTCTATAGAACAGGGATTCTCTGGATTTGATGTTATTGAAAAGATTGATGCTGCTAAGTTTAGAATTCAAGCTGGACTTACAACAGAAAGAGCTATATTCAAGAGAGGTGGTAGAATTGATAAACCTATATTTGTTGATATCGCAGAACCAGATGGATATTTTAATAGATCATTGGAATACTACGGTGGTTCAACTGGTATTGGCACAAATGCTACTGTAGACTTCCGTGTCAATGTGGACGGAAATATATCTGAATTTAATATCACCGAAGAAGGAACTGCATTTAAGGTAAGTGAAGAACTAACTGTATCTGGTATTGTCACAGATCCAAGAGTAGGCGTTCTAACTGAATTTAAACTAACAGTAGAAGAACTTGAGAGTGATACATTCTCTGGATTCTATCCAGGCCAGTTTATATTGTTTGATGATATATCACAATTCTTCAACGGAACTAGAACTAAGTTTACCCTGTCTGTAACAACTAGTGGTGTAACAGAAATCTTAAGTCTCAAGACTCTGCCTGGAAGTGATATGGATATTACTAATAATATCTTTATCTACGTTAATGATATTCTACAAACTCCACAGTCTGCTTACACCTTTAAGGGTAGTAGAGTCATCTTTAGTGAGGCACCAAAACCAAACTCTAAGTGTTCTGTATTCTACTTTAGAGGTTCTAAGAGAGATGTTGAAACTGTTGATCCAGTTGCATCATTGAAGCCTGGTGATATTGTTAGAATTAAAGAGAATAGATTTGATCCATTAGATAGAGACCAGTTTGAAAGAACATCTAAGAGAATAGTTGCTTCTGATGTATTAGAAACATTCACATATAACAGTCTAGGAATTAGTACAGATCAGAATAAAGAAAGACCTCTATCATGGGAAAAACAAAAATCAGATAAGATACTCTCTGGTGTTCTAATTCCTAAATCTAGACCAGCATTGAAGAGTAGAGTTCTACCAACAACTAGAATTATCAAGAATGTTGGCGATTTAGATGATAGTTTCTATGTAAACAATGCGTTCCCAGTATTCAATGCTATTGATAAGTTAATACAGTCTGAAAGAAATGTTACTATCTTTGAAGATCAAAATGTAGAGCCTGGAATTGTAACTTCACAAGTTTCTACATCATCCAGTATATCATCCTTGACTGTAAGTTTTGGTGGAACTGGGTATGCAAATCTAACTAACCCAACTGTTGCTATATCAAGTGCATTGATTGAACGTAAAGACCCAATTTCTGCTTGGAAATTTGATGCAATTACTGGTATCACATCATCTATTGAGTTTAGGGCTATTTCTAAAGAAGATCCATACATCGCTGTTGGTAAGAGTAGTTTCTATATGAATACTAAGAGTGGTACATTCTGGGAGAGAGGTAGAATTGGATTTGGTGGAACTATAACCTTTAATGGTGTTGGTGTTGGTAATTCAGTCCATAGTCCTAATGTGTATGCAATGGCAGCTGGAGATTTTGCTTCTCTAGCTAGAGCAGTTGCGATAGGTAATAGTATTTCAACATGGACTCCTATTGATCTAAAAGAACAAAGACAAATCCCTGCTATCGGACAAGTCTTAACAGTTGACAGTACATATCAGGGTAATTTCCAAGATGTTATCTGGGAAGGAGTTACAAATACATGGGTAGCGGTTGGTGCTGCTGGATCTATATTCACCGCTGTTGGTCTTACAACAGCTGAAGCTTTCAGTCAATACTCAGGAACATTACAACAACTAAATGCTGTTACTTTCGGTCAATCTGAATTTATAGCTGTTGGTAATGGTGGTGTAATTCTTGCATCAAATGATGGAACTGGTTGGTCTCCAAAAGTAAGTAATACTGTATTTGATTTGAATGATGTTCTTTATGATGGTAGTAGATTTATTGTTGTTGGTGATAACGGTACTATTGGTATTTCAACCGATAAAAACTTCTGGCAACCTTGGAGTCAACAGTTACCAGCTGGTACTCAACACCCTGCTGGATTTGACTTCGCTAAAATTAAATACTTTGATAATCTATACGTTGGTATCTCCACAGTCGGTGATCTTTATTACTCATTCGACCTTGCAAACTGGAATAAGAGAGACATAGATCATCCTAATGAGATTCGTGATTTAGTTGACACTCCATACGGTGATTTCTCAAGTAGAAGAGTTATCACAGTTGGATCAGGAACAACTACTTTCTATGCAGATCCAGTAATAAATAGAGCCACTGCAACTTCTTCTGTAACTGCTGGTGTTATTACATCTGTAACGATTACAGACGGTGGATTTGGTTATAAGGTTGGAAGTAATCCTCCAGTAATCGTAGAATCAGATAGCACCAAGAGTGAGGATATATTCTCAGTTGATGCAATCGGTGACTTTGGTGATATTGTAGGAGTAAATACATACTTACCAGGCAACAGTACAACATTACCTAGGCTTGAGTTTACACTTAAATCTCAGTCTAACGATAATACCAACTTAGGTTATGGATATTCCTCACTAAATTCACTTGGAGTTGAATTTACTGGATTATCTAAAGGAGATTACTTTACAATCTACGACAGTTCATTGGTTGTTGGTCATGCCTTAACTGGAATCACTACTTCAAGTGGTTCTAATGAGGTTGTTGGTATGGTGACTGCTGGTGATTATCTTGGTGGTGTGTTCAGAGTTGAACAGATAACAGCTGGTGATGCAGTATCTGGATTGGCAACTGTAACGTGTGCTTTCTTACCAGGCCCTGTATCATTTGGAAATAACAAGATCCAAGTTGGTGTTGGTACGACTGCAACTACCGATACGTTCTGGGGTAAATATAGTTGGGGTAAATTCCTTGGATATCAGAATCGTGGTGCTGGTAATCCAACAAGTTTCCTCGTGAATCCCATGAATGGTAATGTAGGATTATCTACTGCTGCCGTAGTAGCCAGAACTAAACCACTAACTTAACCCCTAAATAAAACAAAAAGACTAGTTTTTTTAAAATGCCTGCCATAATATCCGAACAGTTTAGAATTTTAAATGCCGAAACTTTTGTACAGAGTTTTGTCGGAGTCGGATCTACTGTTAACAAATACTACGCCTTTATGGGACTACCAAATTCCATAGAGCCAAAGGCAGGCGGTACTGCCACATGGGCAACCGACACCCCTTCACCTCTTGATGGATTCGAGGAAGAATACTCCATAAAGGAGTCTATCATTGCGATGAAGAAAGTTACTGACAAAGATGTTCGCAGACTTGTCAGAAAAGTAAAATGGGTTGCTGGTACTACCTATGAGATGTACAGACATGACTACAATATTTACAATCTCACACCAATAACTTCACAAGGTAGTTTGTATGATTCAAATTACTACATAGTGAATGAGGACTTGAAAGTTTACATTTGTCTCCAAAATGGATCAGACCCTGAGAACCCCAAGGGTAGGCCTTCATATGACCAACCCACATTTGTTGACCTTGAGCCAAGAGCAGCTGGCACTAGTGGCGATGGTTATGTTTGGAAATATCTTTATACGATTAAACCATCCGAGATCGTTAAATTTGACTCTATTGAATACATACCAGTGCCCGAAAACTGGGGCAACCAAGGCGAGACTGTTGCAACAAAGGCTAATGCTATAGATGGAAAAATCGAAGTTGTTGTTGTTAATGATAGAGGCTCTAACTATCAACCGATCTCTACATCTTTTGCCAATGTTCCAATTCTCGGAGATGGATCAGGAGGAAAGGCTACAATTACGATTGATTCTTTCGGAAAGGTATCTGAAGTATTTGTTACTGACGGAGGACAAGGATATACCCACGGATCCATACAGTTCTTCCCAGGCGCTCCTGGCAGTGAGTCTGGCGGTGTTCTTGCTAACCTTACCAATACTGGAATAGGAAC